CTACCATCTGTTGTTGTATCGTGGTCATAGGGGTCACATCCAGCAACTAAATTTAAAGAGTTTCCTGGTGTTTTTTTTGTATATTTTAGATTTACAAGGTTTCTTTTATCTTCATCTGGAACCCAACATATTTCCCACTTACCTTTATTATTAGGTATCCATATAACTTCACTATCTTGAACACCATTTTTCCATATGAAGTCACCTTTTGTTGTTAAGTTTTCTGTAACCTCATTATAATCCATTTGTTGATATATTTTTTCAACATCAAAAACACTAGATAAAGAATCGTTCCTAAACGCTTCTTCAGACGTAAATGGGAACTGTCTCTTAAACTCTGACAGCTCATTAGTATTATTCTTTAACCCATCTCTTCTATTTTTTATGTAGTCTTTTGAACCCACATCTACATTAACACCATCCATTCCCATTACTGGTTTCTTAGGTGTGTCTGTAACAGAAAACCCATACTCATCAATAAACCCTTCTAAATTTTCCTGTGCAGGTATGAATAAAGAGTATAAACCAGATTTAGTTCTTCTATTTAAATCTTTATCTGTAACGTCAGAATCATAATACAAATTCTTATATTCTAAACCACCATCCTCTAATTTATTAGCAGTAGAGCCCATCATACACTTACCAACTATCTTTCTTCCAAGTAATAAGCATGTTTGTGTTACAGACCAGTTCTTAGCTATTGACGTTGAGCCTGTCCACTTACCTGCCTCATCATGAACAAGTAGCTTTAGTTTCATACCATCATAACTGTTATCTGCTGTATTTCTCCAATCGATAACAGTGTTAAGTGCATCTGACTTTTGTATATATTTACTCTTCTTTGTTATCTTTTTAGCTGGCTCTCTAAAAGCTAATTCAACTCTTGGATTACTAGAACCATCTTGTATAGGTTGAAAGAAGAATGGATACCTTCTATATATTCTAACAACCTTATCTGTAAACATGGTTTTAGCATCTGAACCTGTTTTAGATAATAAACCAAAATTAGATTCATATGTTTGTGTTGCTTGATTAACCATCTCAGCACTAGCCATATACGAGAATCCAGAACGTCTATTCTTAAGAAAACACATCCCCATACTATTAGGGTCAAGCTTACAAGCTTCCCAGAATAAAAAAAACTTCCTATTAGCATCCCTGTAATCAGGATAACCTACATCTATATTAGACCATTGTATAAACATATAATGACTGCCAGTTATATAAGTAGGCTCTCCATTGTTCATAAACCAAAGACCCTCTCGTCTTCTTATAAACTCTTGTTCAATATAGTCGTAATAATCTCCTGCTGTGTCTCTGTTTAGATTTTTAGGCATATCTTCCCTAATCCACCTTTGCTCAACCTTTTTTTTATTGGAGAATAATATATCTTTTTTCTTAGGTTTCTTTGGTAGTTGTATTTTTAATCCTTGGATTTCTATTATGTCTCCTAAACTTTTAGTGTTTAGTATTATTGGTTTAGACATATATTATCTTTTTGCGAACTTTTCTGCTAGTCCTTTTTCAAAATCTTTTTCTTCTTTAAAGTCTCCTTCTGTAATTTGTGTTTCCAGTTTAGATATTCCTATAAGTATTTCTTGAGCATCTATAAAACATTCTTTTTTAGCTTTAATAGCATTTCTTCTTTTTTCATCAGATAAGTCAGGGTCAAGTGGAGTTCTTATATCCTCTATAAGTATAGCTACAGCTTCTTTAGATGAATCTATAAGGTCTTGCAAAGTTCTTTGTACGTATGATTTATTACTTTCCTTCATTATTATATAGTGCTAATATATCCTCGTTTCTCATTCTCAATAGTTTTTCTCCCTCTATCTTCATGTCATATTCTGAGTTTTCTGAGAATATAACCTCATCTCCTATTTTAACCCCTTGGTTTTTTAACCAGTCATTCATGTACATTATATTTCCATGAAGAGTTATATCCTCTACTTCAGGTTTTATAAATATTCCAGACTTTGTTTTTATACTATCTTCAGATTCAGTTTTTTGTTTTACAAAATTCCAATGATGTAACATTTTAAGTTCACCATCTCTAACTCTAGCATAAATCTGTTGCCAATGAACCTTATACACATTCTCATCATCTACCCATTCAACTAGGTTTTGACTTTTGTGTTGCTGTCCTGATTCGTCTTCAATCTTTTTATCTATAGTAACCCCAGATTTAGCTCCTGTAACTAGATGATGAAAGTATATTTTATCACCTTCCTTAACATCAAACTCTAATCCATTTGGTAAAGCTATTGGTGTGCTATAAACAATGCCATATTGCCTAGCAAATCTGTATGGGTCAAATTTAATATCCAGTGCAATCTCCATACCATTGACTTCTACAACGTCATCATAAGGTCTTTCTACTTGAACTAAAAAACTATCTCTTGGTATTTTCATATTAATTAACTTGATATTCTTCTGTATAATCTAAATTGTATTCTATTCCTGTTAAATCAAAAAATGATTTCCACATTTCTGATTCATCTTTACCTTCCATCTTTATAAAAACATTAAACTTTAACATTTTATATTTTATAAAATACATGTCATCTTGTACTATCGCTGTTATTTTTGCTTGTCCCCTCATTATAGGTTGACCAACAACATAAGTGATACCATCTTTAATATCACCAACAACTATTTTTCTTATTAATCCATTTATTAATTCCATTATGCTTCAAATTTTTTATTATTGTTAAATAGGTTAAACATATGTAGTTTAGCCATAGTTTCTTTTTCTTCTAACATATCAATGACAGATTGCTCATCATATGGGTTTTCAAAAATCTTTTCTTCAATTATATCCATCAAGGCTTTAGATGCTAAATCATCACCCATATTATGAATAACATCTGCATCCAAATCATTTAGAGTTTTTCCCATTTCTATATATGAGAAAGAAAACTTTATCTTATCTTCTTTTTTTAAGGACTCTAAATCTTTTAATATTTTTTTAACCTTCTTGTTCCTTGTCATCATATATGTCATAATGAACTTTTAACTGTTCTATACTGTCTATTGGTGTGCCATTAATATTACAAAATCCACCTAAATTAATAGACTCAGCCATATTTTTATATTCATCATTCTTTTCTTTATACATAGCAACCTTTAGGAGTATAAGATAACCTATTAAATCTGAAACAGTATCTTCTGTTTTATCATTAATTCCTTTGTTTTGTATACGCATAAGTTTATCGTCTATGCGAGCACATAGAGAATCTATTGCTGAACCTGATGCAAATACATTTGATGGATTAGTGGCACTGTCTCCATATGCCCTATTTTTAGATATTAAAAGGTCTTTCATTTCATCTGTGACCTTTATTATTAAGTCTTCTGTTGTCATATATATTAAATTAAATTTCTATAAATATATAAAAAAAAAGGCTACTAAAAAAGCAGCCCTTTGTAAAAGTTATGAACAAACATATGTTTATTGTGCACTAGCCACCAAGACCTCAATATCAACCTCTGCTGCTGGAGTGTCAACAATTACACTTTCTAAGTCATGTAAAGTTAACTCTATATCAGCATTTGTATCTTGAACACATAGAGAATTATGTGCAGTTCCCATAACAAAACTTTCTTTTGCCTTTAATGAAAATGTTACTGATTCTTCAGCAGTGCTTTCTGCTGAACCATCTTCAGTTACATCTATCTGTAATGATAAGTTAACATCCTGAGTTAAACTTAAATTGGTTATTCTTATATATTTAGTTGCACTTATATTTAATGCACTATCTGTTGTGTTATCATCTGGACCAAATTTAAGAACAGTTGTATCAACACTTCTAGTGCAAGTAACCACTCTTTTAAAAACATTATTAATATTTGTTATGGTATATGATTTTGAAGAACCATATTGATGTCCTTTTAATTCTATATCTTCTTTTACTGTTACTGTTAAATCTGCCATTTATATTTATATTATGATGTTGATATTTCTCTACTTATTTTTTGATAAGCAACTCTTAGATGTCTAGTTGTTGAGTTAGTGTGTTTAACTACACCTATGTATGGTATAAGGTCTACAGTGCCTAAAGCATTACTTGTTGTTGTTGAACTAGACGCTGCTCTACCATATATATATATGTCTTCATCGTCAGGAAAAGATTTTGTTGCACCTGCAGTTATAGTTATACTTGTTGCAGAACTAACTGCTGTTACTGTTCCCCAAACAACACCTGCAGAGTTTGTTAAAATGTCACCAACAACTATCTGAGTTGTAGCATCTGTGCCATCAACAGTGATAACAACAGATTGACCTGAGGAAAGAGCTACAGTTCCATTTACATTTACACCAGTGTCACCAACACTTGATATTTGTGTTAAACCATATTGAATGTTATTTATATATGCTTTAACTCTTCTATTCTCATCAATCTCTATTTTAAGATGATATATTGTGCTTGCGTGTGCAGCTAAGTTTAAGTTTGTTACATAATCAGTGCCACCAACACTATATACAAAATGCCAAGAACCAGGAGCTCCAGCATTGTTTAGTATTGTTTTGCTTGAGTCATAAAAGAAATAAGCCTGGTCATTATCTGTAGCGTACAGGTGGGTGTTTGTCAACTTAAGGCCTGCATAATACATGGAGTCAGTTATTACTGAATCTGATAATATACAACACTCCCAAACTACTTGATTCTCAGTTCCCCAGAGTACACCTGTCCATGCTGTTTGTGCACCTGCGTTTTGTGCAGTTAAATGGTCTAAGTGTGGTAAGATTATCATTGAGTCAGAAGTAGTGCTACCTACTGTAGAAAATTTAGTAGTAGCTGTGGCACCATCGTAAGTAACATTTGCATCTGCTGCACCTGTTCCAAGAATTTCGAAGTGTCTACTCGCTTTAACAAAGGCTGCTAAAGTTGTTGCGTTATCAGCGTCTGGGTCTATTATAGATGTTGCGTTTAGTTGAGGTTTTCTATCAAAATATTCTTCTAAAGCATATCTTGATGTTTCAGATGTTCTTCCATATTTATTTGAAGTTATAGAGCCTGTTGCGTATATATCTCCTACAACA